GGGAGGGGTGAAGGCTACAACGCCCCTTTACTCAGAGCCAAAAACCCGCAAATTTTTAACACCGAACGCCCAATGATGAGACACCCGAAAATAGACCCTGAACGCATAAAGCAATGGAAAGCGAACATCCTACCAGTCCCATCTGCGGAACGCCTGAAAGGTAAGGGTCCGTCTCCATCTGCTTGTTCTCCCGTCGATCATTTAGTGATGCTTCATCGCGTCCTTTACAACACCGTGACCGACCGAGAAGCACTCGACTACCTCAACCGCTTCCGCCGTGAGGATGCCGACTTCGCTGATCTAGGGAGGCCGCTCAAATTTCAATATCAGGAGAACAGCCAACATCATGAGTCGGTCTCCCGATCTGCTGAATCGACCAACGAACCAGAATGAGCAACCAAGCAGGCAAGGGAGACCGGAACAGGACCGCCAACTGGAAAGCGTGGCGTGAGTCACCGCTTTGGGATAAGACCAAAGACCGGGATGGGGTCATAAACGCACAGAATGGTGCCTCTGACGCGTCGCACCGTGAATCTGGCATAAGTTGTCCAGCAACACCCGCCGCAGCAGGGGGCGCGGTTAAAAAGCTTGACTAGAAAACCTAGCAATCGTTAAACTTTTTACGTTGCAGACATTCCTCGATGCCATCCGCAATCTGGCGCGCCGTCAGCCATCGCCATCGGCTAGGAACACCATGCAATGGCAACAAGTAGCGCCAGCCATCCGGCAACGCTCGTTCTTTTCCGCTACAGTGCAAAGCGCCAAAGTGCTCACGTCATGGCGCGAAATGCTCCTCGACTACCTCGCAGGAGCAACAGAAACGGTCACGACGCCAGACGGCGAACAGGTCACAGCCTACAAGGAAACGAGCCTCGCCAAGTTCCGAGAAAAGGCCGCAACCTTCGCAGTAAAGGAAGGAATCGCCACACCCGAGGACTTCAAAGACGACAAGATCACCAACGTCGTCGGTCTCAGCCGATTGCAGCTCGTCTACAATACTAACACCTTCCAAGCCAAGGAACTGGCATGGTGGCGGCAACGGATCAGTGACCCCGTCTACCTCAACCGCTATCCAGCCGCCAGCTTTGAACGCTCACCGGGAGGCATCCCCGATTACTTCCGACCAATCCACGTCGCCAACGAGGGAGCAATCCGACGCTGGGATGACTTCGACTTCTGGCTTCAGATGAACGCAGAGGACATCGGAGGCTTCGGAGTCCCTTGGGGACCGTGGGGCTTCAACTCCTACATGCGACAAGTGCCAGTCTCACGGAAGAAAGCCGAGGCTCTAGGACTCGTCAGACCCGACGAGAAGATCCAACCGCCCGACGTTTCCCGGTTCGGCATCGACCTTGAAGCCCAGGCACTCGGAGACCACGAGGACGAACTTGACGAGGTTCCCGAAGAAGTGAAAGCCAAGGCACGGCAACGCCTGATCGCAAGACTCGGACCCGACGCCATCGACAAGAAGGGCAACTTAAGCCTAAAAGCATTCGCAGCTGCAAGGGCAAGACTCAAAAAGAAATACGGATGAGCGCAAAAGACAAACCAGCACCGAAACGGAAACGGGGAAGACCAAGCAAGCGAACCCCAGAAGTCGAGCAACGCATCATCGACGGACTCATTCAAGGAATCCCGCTGACTGTCATCTGCAAGCCAAAGGAGATGCCCTGCCCCTCCGTGGTCAACGATTGGATGAATGCTGACCCCGAGTTTTCCCAAGCCATCGCGCGCGCGAGAGACACAGGATGGGACGCGATAGCACAGGAAGCATTGCACATTGCCGACACGCCGATGGATGGCATTGAAAGCGTCACTGGACCGGATGGCGAAAGGGTCACAAGGAAGGACATGCTCGGTCATCGCAAGCTCCAAGTCTACACACGACTTCAGCTTCTGGCTAAGTGGAACCCGAAACGCTACGGCGACAGGCTCTCACAAGAGATCAGCGGGCCAGACGGCTCTCCTATCCAGACGCAAACCTTGAGCCAAGAGCAGGACAAGGCTCTTGAGGATCTCATTGCAAGGGTCCAATCCAACGTGAAGAAGTGAGTCCGACAGCGTTCAGCGTGAAGAGGCTTGGCTTGATACCCTACGAGTGGCAAGCTGAGTCGCTGGAATCGGTAGCAATGGGGCAATTCTCCTCGATTGTTGCGGCGAACGGCTCCGGCAAGACAGATCGACTCGTCGCTCCGCTGATCCTTTGGTTTCTCGATGCCTACCCGAAAGGAAAGGCTGTCTTCACTTCCGGATCCTATCGTCAGCTCGCGAATCAGCTCTGGCCTGCGCTCAAGAAGCATCGGTCCAAGTTCCCAGCCTGGACGTTCCTTAGCGACGAGATCAGGACGCCCGAGGGAGGCTTCGCACTTGGCTTCTCGACGGATGACCCCGGCAGGGCTGAAGGCTGGCACGGCAGCGCAGACGCGCCCTTGCTTCTGATCGTCGATGAGGCAAAAACCGTGCCTGATGGTGTGTTTGAGGCATTCGACCGATGCACCCGCACCTTCCAACTCTGGACAAGCAGCCCCGGCGCTCCACGGGGTCAGTTCTTCGACTCGCACCACAAGAACGCAGGGCAATTCTGGACAGCCAAGGTGACAAGCGAGGAATGTCCCCACATCGACCCGGCAAAGCGCGAGCGGGACCGTCAGACCTATGGCGCGGATCATCCCATCTTCCGGTCGATGCACCTTGCCGAGTTCACCAGCGACAGCGACAGGCTCGTCATCGACCCGCAACGGCTAGCCAAGTCGATTGAGGGTCAACCAGACATAAACACCACGGGCGAGGTTGTCGCTTTCTGTGACTTCGCCGCTGGGCGGGATGAGAACGTCTTGGCAATCCGGCGAGGGAACTTGGTTGAGATTGTCGAGGCATGGGTCGAGGCTGACACCACGCAAGCCTGCCGCCGATTCGTTCACCTGTTCGAGGAGCACAAGCTCAGACCGGCATGGATATGGGGCGATGCTGACGGACTCGGCACGGTCATGCTCGACAACCTAGCCGAGTCAGGTTGGCGTGTGAATCGCTTCCACGGCGGGCAACCAGCAACGGACTCGGAGGAATATGCCTCGTTGATCGCTGAGGTCTGGCACGTCGGAATCCGCGAAATCGAGCGGGGAAGGATTCACCTGGGGCAACTCGACCGCAAGACATTTGAGCAGATCAGCAGCCGACGCTCGGAATGGGCAGCTAACGGCAAGTTGCGGGTCGAGTCGAAAGAATCGATGGCAAAGCAAGGTTTGAGATCCCCTGACCGCGCAGACGCATTGCTCGGTTGCATTGCTTGCGGTTCTCGGATCGCCGGGACCATGACAGGCAACGTCAAGACGCTCACACGCCGGAACGCTTTCGCCTCGAAACGAGTCAGAGGGCTTGGCGGTGTATAGTCTTGTCAAGCAAACCTTTTTATTGTAACAACCCGAAATAATGCAGCGCGACAGAAAAGGCATCGCCCCAATCCACGCGAACTATCGCGTCCAAGAGACCGACCTTCAGAACCTGACGCCGGACCAAGTCAAGTTCATCCTACGAAACGTCAGGAATGGTCAGCTTGAGGATCAGGACCGTCTATTCCGGTTGATGGTGGACACTTGGCCGCGACTTCGGAAAGCTATTAACGAGGTTGCCGGTTCCGTCGCCAAACTTGATCTTCAGGTAGAACCAGCGATTGAAGAAGGGGCTGAGGAACCGACCGAGCGAGCCAAGCAGCTCCGCGAAGTGGTTTCAAAGGCACTCGACTGCTACTCGCCCCGCCCCGGCTATTGGGAACTAGACCAAGGCGGCGCAATTCGCGCTCTGGTCGATGCCTACGTCAAGGGAGTCAGCGTCTTGGAGATTGTGTGGAAGGCAACGGACGGAATCATCGCCCCCCGCTGCTATTCGCCCGTGCCTGCTCGCTACATTGCCTTCCCGAGCAGTAGCCTTGAGATCGACCGACTCATGCTGTCGCCGGAAGGGGTGACGATGAGCCAGCTTGAGGACTTCCCGCCGAATCGCTTCATCATCGGCATGTGGCAGCAGGGTGGGCTTCATCCGATCCATTCCGCAAACATGCGGGCATTGTCGAAGTATTGGCTCGCGTCGGTCTATGGCTTGGGCTGGCTCATGCAATACTCACAGTTGTTCGGCATCCCGTGGCGCCACGTCGAGACGGACGGCAGTGACGAGGCGATGACCAACGCCGAGACGATGCTGGACGAACTTGGGGCATCCGGCTGGGCAGTCACAGGTCCAGGCATCGAGTTGAATCTTCATGACGGAGTTTCTGGCGGAGCTGACACCATGCCTCAGTCTCACATGATGGACGTTGCCGACCGCGCATGTGACATCCTCCTGCTTGGTCAGACCCTGACGACCGACAACACCGGGACGGGATCGAGGGCGCTTGGAGATGTTCACCAATCCGTAAGGACTGACATTCTCGACTCTGTTGCGTCATGGGTAGCAAGCACCCTGACCGATCAGCTTGTTCCCGCAATCGTCGCTCACAATTTCGGGGATGTTCCGAGTCAGGAAATGCCGACCATTAAGCTCACAATCCCGGTCCCGAAGGACAGCAAGACCAACGCTGAGACGCTGGCGATATTGGTTGGAGCGGGAGTCAAGATGCCGAAGAAGTGGGTCTACGAACACCTCGACATCCCAATGCCGAATGAGGATGAAGCCATCTTCGGGGAGGATCCGCCAATGCCTGCCGATGCAGAGGAAGAATTGCCGATCCTTGACGGCATCCAGCAACCCGAGGAATGGACCCTAGAAGCGGCAAGGGCAGACGTTGACCTTCGCCCGACTGAGGAGATGGCAAAGAACGCTCAACGTGCATTGGAGGTTCGCAGGACAAAGCCCGAAAGCCAACGCGGAATGACTGTTGTCGGTATTGCTCGGGCGCGGGACATTTCAAATCGGACCCAGCTTTCGCCCGACACAGTCAAGCGCATGGCGAGCTACTTCGCTCGGCATGAGGTAGACAAGGACGGCGAAACATGGGGCGATCAGGGAAAAGGCTGGCAAGCATGGCACGGATGGGGAGGCGACGAGGGTCAAGTTTGGGTCAAACGCAAGCTGGCAGAACTGGAGAAAGCCGAGGCATGATCAAACGGGCAGAGATTCAAGAAGTGGCCGGCGAATGGCTCGCCCCCATCGACGAGATGCTCGCGGACCTTTACGACAAGAGCTTGCGTTACGATGCACGGCGCTTTGCTGCCGAGGTAGAAGCTGCCGTCTTGCGTGTCCCTGCCCTATTTGACAGACTGAACATCGACGCCTTAGCTTCCTCGCTTGAGGAGGAGATAGGCAAGGGGATATTATCGGAACTAAACTGATGGCAGCGAAAACCAGAGCGTCGAAAGGGCTTGTCTCGGTCAAGGTGACTGAGGAAGGGATTGACGAGGCAACCAACGCCATCCTTTCGCTTGCGTCACGCAAGTCGAGGCGTCGGGCAATGAAACTGGCGACCTTCGCCGCTGCTGATGCGCTCAGGGACTATCACATGAGGAAGGGTGCTGCACTATGGGAGAACCGATCCTTGCCGACTCACGGACCAGGCAGGAAAAAGACGCAATGGTGGCGGCAGGTTGCCACAGGCTGGAACACGGGCCGAGTCACTTATCGCACGGGGCAGATCGACAACTCAACAATCGGGCTTTCCCACAAGGTAACAGGCGGGACCATTCGGGCAAAGCGCGTCCGGTTCCTGACCATCCCGATCATCCCGCGAGCGCATGGTTTGAGTGCTAGGGTTTACGCTCGCACCTTTGCACCGTTGTTTGCCATCAAAGGCGTTCTTGCTGAGAAAGACGGCGACGGAATCAAGCCCGTGTTTGTCCTGAAGCGTCAGATCAAGCAGCGACCTTGGAAAGGAGCCTTGCCGAAAGAGGCTGAGTATGTAGGACCATTTGAGGAGACGCTACTCGACGAACTCGAAAAAGACTTCATGTCTGATCCTTGAAAAATGAACTTGTCAAAATTACTAGGTTACGCTAAACGATTCTCAATGTCCGACACGGTCACAGCAGGATTCACTCAACCGCTCGACTCCGAGAAGGGAACGATTGTCTACCTGCCCGAAGGTGAGCACGTCATCAATGCGATGGTGGGTGGCAAGCCCAAGGAGCTGACAGTCACCGTCGATCAGCGTGTCCTAGCATCCTTCCAAGACGATCTCGACAAGCGTAAAGAATCCAACGTGCGACCGTTCGCCGGATTCGACCACGACAAAGGAGCTGCG